AATATCATCGGGGAAATCCGCAAAGTTAACAAAACAAGTTTTATAATGGTGGATAACTGCTATTGTGAATTTGTAGAAACTCAGGAACCTTGTGATGTGGGTGCAGATATCATGGCGGGCTCGCTTATCAAAAATCCGGGCGGAGGCATTGTGCCTACGGGCGGGTATATAGCGGGCAGCAAAATCTGCATAGATTTAATATCCACAGCCTTTACTTCGCCTTCGTTAAAACTGGAAGTGGGCAGTTATGAACAGGGCTACCGGCTGATGTATCAGGGTTTGTTTTTGGCCCCTCACATAGTTAAACAGTCGTTAAAGGGGAGCTTATTAATAGCGGCGGTTATGCAAGAACTGGGTTACGGCGTGCTGCCGACGGCAGATAAACCCATGGGGGATATTGTGCGAAGTATAGAATTTAAGACGAAAGAAGAGTTAATCAGTTTCTGCGGGGGCATTCAGCACGCTTCACCCGTGGACAGTTTTGTAGACCCCATCCCGTGGGATATGCCCGGGTATATAAATCAGGTTATAATGGCCGCCGGCACATTTGTGCAGGGTGCGTCTATTGAACTTTCGTGTGATGCCCCCATACGCCCGCCGTATATTTTATACATTCAGGGCGGGCTCACTTATGAGCACGTAAAACTGGCACTTAATGAAGCAATCAGTGAAATCAACAAAAAATAAAATTTGACATTAATGAACAAAAAAAGGTTTGCACGATACTGTGCAAACTTTTTTTATTAATAATTACGCAGCAGACCTATAACTTTGCCTAAAATTGTAACATCAAAGAAGAACATAGGCTGCATGGTGTCATTTTCCGGCTGCAAACGCACCTGGTCATCTTCACGGAAAAACCTTTTTACCGTGGCTTCATCATTAACCATTGCCACAACAATATCACGATTGTCGGCATGGTTTTGTTTTTTAACAATAATTTTGTCACCGTCCATAATGCCTGCGTTTATCATGCTTTCACCCTTAACGGTAAGCATAAACAAATCACTGCCTTTAAACAGACTTTCCGGCAGTTTATAAATCTCCTGATAATTTTCATAGGCGAAAATCGGCGTGCCGGCAGCAACGTCACCGATTAAGGGGATGTTTTTTAACTTATCTTCATTTTTGTTGTCCCCATAATTTTTTACAAGCTCAATGGCACGGTTCTTTTTGCTGCCTCGCTTAATTTTGCCCAATTCTTCTAATTTTTGAAGATAGTAAAAGATTGTGGAAGTGGATTTTACATCCATTTCTGCGGCCAGCTCCCGCACGCTGGGCGGATACCCAAACTCCGTAAGATGGATTTTGATTATCCTCAAAACCTTGTTTAGTGTTTCATCTAATGACATAATTTTTCTCCTATTAATAAATTATTATCAGCAGTATAGCACATTAAAAACAATAAGTCAAAACATTTGTTCTTAATTTTTAAAATTTTTTAAAAATTTTTTTCATTCTTATCCCGCAGTTTAACTTTGCTTGCGGCGTTGCGGCGGATATCTTCACTTATTGCGGCGTAATGCTTTTTGGTGGTATTAACATCTTTGTGCCCAAGAACATCTGCAACTATATATATGTCGCCGGTTTCTCTGTATAAATTTGTACCGTAGGTGCTCCTCAGTTTATGCGGAGTGATTTTTTTAAGCGGTGTCACACTTAATGCGTATTTTTTAACCAACTTTTCTACCGCCCGCACAGTGATGCGTTTGTTTTGAAGGGATAAAAACAATGCGGGCTCGTCCTGTGCATATTTATTGCTGCGGCGGACTTCTAAATATTCCAGCAGTGCGTCAGCCACTTCTTCGCTGAAATAAAGCACGCACTGCGAACCGCCTTTGCGGGTGATTTTAAAAGCATTGGTTTTAAAGTCTATATCCTCTATATTTATGCCCACAAGTTCACTCACACGGATTCCTGTGCCCAAAAACAGTGTTAAAATGGCCACATCCCGCACACGGGTGTGCATATTAAAACTCCTCTGCATTTTGGTTACATTGCCGGGGCTTTCCGCCTGATTGATTAGTTTAACAACTTCGTCAACTTCCAGACGGACAATTTCTTTTTCATGAGTTTTGGGCAATTCCACCTTGGTAGAAACATTTGCGGCTATTTTGTCTTTATTAAAAAAATATTTTAAAAAACTGCGGATTGTGCAAAGTTTGCGGGACTTAGCTTTGCTGTCGTTACGGTAAGTTTTATTATTCCGCTCATAAACGCTCAAACTGGATAAAAACATTTCTAAATGAGTGGCGGTTATTTTATTAATATCTTCAAGCGTAAATTGATTTAACTTTCTGCCGTGAAATTCTGCAATCTCAGCGGATAAAAAGTTAAAGAAAACTCTCAAATCATAGGCATAATTTAAACGGGTGAGCACTGTGGTATTATTTTCGATTCCCATAAAGAACTCATTGCAAAAATAGGGGAGCTCCCTTAAAATCGCCCTGAGCTTAATGGTGTTTTTACTATCCCGTTCCGCAAAAAAATTATTATTTTCCACATAATAATTTTAACATTAAATTTTAATTTTGTAAACAGGTTGACAGCAATTAATAATAACACTATAATTATTTGCAGGAGAATTTATGGATAAAGTTTTAATAGAACAGTCTTCAAAAGAACTGCCGCAGCAAAAAGCACTGGATAATTATAGGCTTTCTTTAAGCATTATAACTAAGGCACTGGAAGACACGGAAAAAAGGATAAGCGGCATAACACCTGAAAATATGCGGATTTTCCCGATAGGGGAATACACAAACGGCACATTTGTGGATGAGAATGATGAACTGGATATTGCAGTTGTTACAAGCAACCCTCAGGTGAGCTTTACCAATCTGGCCTACGCAAAGCTGCTTAAAGAAACTAAAAATAAAAAAAGCAGAGATGCAATTAGTTACAGCAACACATCGCATGAATTTATTAAGGTGTTTTTTGACGCACTGACCAATTATTTTACGGAGGAAACAAAATTGCTGATTACCGAACAGGGAATCAAAATACTATGCAACAGAGAATATGGTTTTAAAATGCTGCTGAGAGCGGGCACTTATAATGAGCACGATGACCAATTTAAACTCAATTTGTGGAATCCTGTTAAAAAAAGCATAGAGGTTTCGGATGTTTTCGGCTATGGCGACGCTATACAGAAAAAAGATGATGAAACGGGCGGCAACTACAAAAAAATCGTGCGGATTTTAAAAACTTTCCGCAAAACGATTGTGGCAAACAAATGGCTGAATTCTTCTTATGTAAATAAATATCTGGTGGAGCTTGTTGCATATAATATCCCAAATCAATTGTTTGCGGGCAAGGATATTTATGAAGTGTATATAAAGTGCATCAATTATTTATTAAATTGTGGTTTGAGTAGTTTTAAGAGTTTCAGCGGCGGCCCCGTAAACGAATTTGCCCTCGCCAGTGCAGATTTATCTAAAATCAAGGCGTTTTTAAATAGTGTAAATAAATTGCTGGCGTAAAAATTGTTATTGTTCTTATTTTTAAGCGATTTTAAAACTTTAAATAATTTTGCATAGCACCCACTATTTACAGGCAAAAACGCCCCTCTTTATTCGCAAAACTATGCTTTTGCGAATAGATTATAACTTCCTATTTACTATACGCAAAAGTTTTTGACTTTCCTCTTTTATAATAACTTTCTTTTAAGTGATTTTATTTGTTCTTTTTTGGTGTCCTCGCAAGTTTGCAAGTATTCTCTCTCCGTTTGTGTCGTTTTTTGTAAGATGAGTTTCATTTGTGTCTCGGCATTGTCGTATCTTCTCTCTTTGATTTGTTTGAGTTCCTGCTCGTTTGTCTTTTCATATAAGTATTCGTAATATCTTGGTGGCAGCACTTTTTTTGCTACACCGTCTTTGTCTGTTATAAACAACTCATCATTTTTAAATATTTCGTCTTTGTGCTCGTCATAATATTTTTTTGCTATTCCCGGCCGTCTACTCATTGCGATAAACTCCGGCTCCCTTGTGTCCGTTCCGCCGTGATTTTGTTTTTTAAGTATGTATCGTGCTGTGTAATTGGCTGATGCTTGGTTGACTGAACCGATTATAACATAACCTTTGCCCCAAATTTTATTAATTGTTTCACTTGTCCATAATACATTATTCTCTTTTGTCTTGCTCTCATATTCTAAATCGTATATCGGCAAGTTAAACATTATAGCGTGATAGTGTGGGCGTTTGAGAAGTTCGCCGTATTCCCCACAGGCAAAAAAGCGTATGCCATAATGTTGATAATGATATTCATAGTAACGCCTTATGTCTTTTTCAAACTTTTTCCAGTCTGCTTTTTTGAGTGAATAATTATCCGGTAAGTTCTCGTTATTGTATGTCAACGTTAAGAAATAATTGTTTGTATACTCTTTGCTTTCTAAAACACAACGTATAGCCCACTGTTTCGCTTTTTCAAGTCGGCAGCCTAAACAATGCCCGCATGGTATTTTTATATAATCTTGTTTGATTAAACTTCTATATTTGTAATTGGCTACTCCACTATTGTTTGTTTCATAACCTCGTACTAAGTATTTAGTTTTGCCTTTGGCTGTTTTGCCGTCTGCATATGCTTTTAAGGGTCTATAACATGGCATTTTTAAAACTCCTTTTAAAATTGTGTCAGTGGTGCCCATTAAATCAAGAGGAATGGGCACCAGTATGCGAGAAGCCTCTCGCTCTTTCTCCGTTCTGCTCACTTCATCTGCTGAAATTGGCTGATATAAGGTTCATTACAATATAGGCAAGTAGCAACTGGCTGTACTTCCGTTCTTCTATACTCTACCGCTTAAAATTGTTAGACATAAAGTTCTTTACTGTGTTATAATTCTGCTATTATGATAGATATGTGGAGTATTTTAGGTATAATAATTCTTATTGCCTTAATAACAGCTACTAGTATTTGGGCCTACAAATGTGGTAAAAAAAGCGGTAATAAAACCGCTTCAATTATTTTAATACTTACAGGAATTTTCATCGGCTTTACTTTTATACAAGGTCTATGCCATTTGTACGGAACTTCTAAATATAAAAAAAGTTAATTTTTATAATAGTTTTTGCTTGTAGTATGTTTCCACTCGTCATGCATAATTTTTGCTGCTGATAAACCTTTTTGTACAGCTAATGACATACCGTCAGTAACCACGCCAACCATTAATCTTAATGCAGTAGTTATCAAATCACTAGCTCCGCTATTACTTGTACTTGCCATTGCTCCGCTCGGCGTGCTCGCACCGCTACCGCCTGTTGATGATAATATCGGGTTTAATCCGGCTTGTTGTAAATCGTTAACTTCTCTTTGATGTGAAGTATCACTAAGATATTGCTCATAATTCATTTGCTTTTCAGCAGCTGTAATATCTCGTTTTATACCAGTACTCGCACCTGTTAACCATTCCCAAGCAGAATAATCAGCTTGGTGTGTACCTGCTTGGCTGTTTGCATATGCCACGGCAGAACCTGCACTAGGGTCTATTACTTCCATTGATTATCTCCTTTTAGTTATGGTCTATCAAACCAGGTATGCTATATAGCGGCATAGGACGAGTGCAAACATTCTTAAAGTATAAATCGCATATAAATTGGTCTTCCAAACTACTTTGCACTGCGAGTGTCCTGTCTATGTTGGCGGTGGTTTCTTGTATCCAGTCTTGACCTAATATTGGCAGACTGCTATATTTATCGCCGTAATGCCAACTGTCTAAGGACTGGGCGTATGTACTTCTCAATGCCCCGCTTATCCTGCTCGGCTTGTAACGATACTCTGCCCATGCTTCCTGGTAGCCAAAAGCCTCGTCATCTTGCGGGGTGCCTGTTGCATAAATTTCTTTGTTAAGTACGGCTTGCTCGCCTATGTTAGCGAGTGCGGGCCAGTAGAAATCAAAACGCTTCTTCCGGCTCCACATACGTTCTATGCCCTGTTGATAGGTATGCTCTGTTCTTATGCAGGCTAGACCGATCGATTATATAGCCGTGCTCGGTAAAACTCTTTATAAAGGCGTTATTGCGGTCACCTGTAAGAGAAAAGGCGGCTGTGTTGCCCTGCGGGCTTGTACTGTCCGTTGAACTTGTTTGTAGAACTTGGGCAATATTTATTGGTACTCTTTTGCCGCCTAAATATTCCGGCCTTTGCTGCCTTGCGTCGGGGCTTGTTACGCCAAAGTGTGAGCGAATAATTTCAGTATAACGGGTACCGCCCCTGGCATCACGCTCATATAACCGCTGTATTTGAAATGCTTGGCGTAATTCATTAATTGTTGCAGATGTAGCATTAGATAAATCAGCACTAGCGTTGTAAAGGTTAGTATTGAAATTGCTACCGTCAACATTTATGGCCGGATAATTGCCAGCACTGGGCGAATGTGTAGAACCGTCTTTTGATTGAGCATATAGGCTACCGCCCCAGCCAGTGCCACCTATATTAATACCGTTACTATCAATAACAGTGCTAAGAGCAGCAGCAGAACTGCCGCCTTGAACGCCTAAGCCGTTAACATTGGCTAAGCCGTAAATACCTATATCACCCGTAAGAGGTGCGTCATCACCCAAAGGCAATAAAACAGCCGGGCCTTTTTGCGGGGCGGGTAAACAGCTCGTAAAATAATCATGGTACTTGTTGACTTTTAAGCAACCGCCCGCCTTTTGTGCATCGGTTTGGTAAACATCAGTATTAACGCCAGTTATAGTCGTTTCATCAGTGTTGAGATATGCAGGGTCCTGTAAATTTTGGTCACGGAACCACTCGTTCCATATCTTTACATAGGCTCTAATCGGCAAATGTGATACCGATATACCAGACTTGCCGATAGGCATACCCATATGGTCGGCAATAGTACCTTTTGCCCAACCCTCGGTGGGAGCTGTTATCTGTGGTATCTCATATTCTGTGGTCTGCTCCCAGGCAGTCATTTTGTTTTCGCCGTTGAACTCGTTCCAGTGTTCCCAGACAATACGATTAGGAACGAAATAAAAGTAAGTATCCATGTAGGCGTTATCCATAACCGGGAATATCGGGGTTGCCATACGAACAATACTTGACATATCAAGTTTGAATGTATCCCCCGGTAAAACCTCATCTACAAAAATAGGAACAAGGCGGCCTGCGTTCATGGTCGTTTTGTGCTGGTGACTTCTGTCAAACGTTGACCGATGAATGTCTAAGTTAACAGGTGCACTCGCAAAATGTGTTTCTTCATTTCTGTTCATTTGAAATTATCTCCTTACTATTTGATATTTCTTTTTGACCTGCCTCTTGTAATTCGGGCTTTGTCTTACGACTTTTTTTGTTAATGTAATTGTCTATAATTTCCTCTAATTTCTTTGTCGGCAAAGATGCGATAAACTCGCTTGTGCTGTTATTAAATTCTTTGCGTATTTCCGCAGGAAGCGACATAAACATTTTTTCAGTGTCAATGATTTTCTGCTGGGCTTCCGCTAGGCTTTTCGGGGCTTTGGTAAAGTCACCATATGTGCCTTTTGTTTTTTCTAGCACTTCAATATGACCCTGATTATAGCGGTCCAGTATGTTATAAATCATTGTAGCCTCTTTACTCTCTTGTATTTTGTCGTAGATATTTGTTTTGCCGTCGGGTTTAAGTTCCTTCTTGCCAGCCTTATCAATCTTTATGGCAAAAGTTGTCTGCTCTTTGTCACCAACCGGGGCGGTTAAGGCTACCGGACGATTACTACGAGAATAGAAAATTACAAGCTCGCCTGTTTGTTCATCTATCATTGTTACTCTCCTTTTCTCTCATTATGCCGCTTATAAAGTCATTGGCTTTGGCTAAATAAGCAGTATAGTTTTTAATCTCGCCCGTTTCATCATTAAAATCACCTAAACGCCAAAGTTCCATGTCATCTTTGTTTTGATTGACAATATTGACTTGTTTGTCGTTTACTGCGTTTTCAAAATCTCGCAGAGCCACAGCATCGTTATGTGTGTAAAACGGTTTCATATAACCGATTTTTGTATCCTTTATGCTATAAATTCCTAATTTCATAATCTTATACCCCCTCTCATAACATCAGGTGCGATGTTTATTTTTTTAGTTTTTCTTGCCGTGTTTGCAAAGATTTTCTTATCTTTGCTTGGGTTTGTTTCGTGTCTTTTACTCATATTTTTTCTCCTTTCTCTCTATAATTTTGCTATCAAACAACAGAAAAGTAACTAACTTACTTTCTACAAATCTTTCTAACTGTAATTGCTTGTTGTAGACATCTATCAAAATGTCTATAATCTTATCGTAATTTTCTTTCATGTTTTTACTCCTTATTTTTTATTTTGTTTATTGAGTCTATTAAATGTTTTGCGTCATCAACTATCGGGCATTTCACAGTACAGTTTTCATTTTTTTCTAAATAGGTAATAAGCCTATTTTCTAATATCCCTACGAGCCAAACTGTTAAAGCCATAAGAACCTTTATCCATTTCATAAAAAAACCTCCTTTCTTTTAGATTGGAAGTTATACCCTATCCGCAAAAGCCCTTTTTTGCAAATAGTTACTTTGTAACTAGTTCGCAAAAACTGATAAACTTTTGCGAATAGATTATCTGCATCAAAATTGTGTTTTTTGCTGATTAAATCCCCTGCTCTGTTTAATTTCTATAAATGTTTTTGAAAAATAAAATAAAAAACTGCCAAAACGGCAGATAAAA